AGTATTTTTGGCACACCTCTCATGACGCACACCAAACCATCCAAATACAGTCTTATCACCGTGCCTCAAACCGTGGATATGAACCATAATACCACTTTTACCAATAAAACCACTAATACCACCATGCCGAGAGGCCCCTACAACCTGGCACGTATGGTGCTTTCACAATGACCCCTCATTCTTCGGGGTCCCACTCTTGAAACTATGCCGGTACTCTCTTATACACACTATAGTAGTCAGAGTCTGGCTACAGTTCATATAGTGTAAAAAAGTGGTTGACAAAGTGGTAAAACCATGCTATACTGTATAGTATAAACAATAAGGAAGGGTCAATGCACACATCAATGAATGTATCAACACATGGCGTCAATACGCATAAGGTCAAGAGGTGGTTATCAATGAGCATGATATCAACGAGCATACTATTAATGACGGCTTGTTCAACGACCGATCAACAAGGACGAGATGTCATTAGTCAATACATGTCAACACCGGAAACTGTCACGGACTATGGGGCGAGATTGCCGAATAATATTGGAGATTATGAAAGATTTTGCACGGGGCGAGAATGGCTGTGCAGGTAGTATACATTTTCTCGTTCTTTCGTGTCTTTGTTCTTTTCCGAAAAAACCGGTTGACAAACTGTGCAGAGATGCTATACTAAGGATAATATGAATAACAAATGGAGATTGAACATGAAGAACGGTGACCTAATAAGAGGGGCCATTGCGGGTGCTCTCATAGTTGTTGTAGGCTTCCTATATGTGGAGGTTAGAGAACTAAGAGAATGGCAGGGCTACTTTGATGATCATCATCACCTAGCAGAAGGCTATACCATGCCACACGATCATGATTGGCACGGGAGTTTGGAACGAGGCGAGGACTTGGACATAGTGTTTTCGAAGTTCATCGGCTTGGTCAAAGAACTTAAACAACTGGAGGCAGACATGCCTGACGTAGAACTGGAGGACTAGATGAGAATACTCATTGGAATTGCCATCGGAGTTGTGGGCACATTATATTATGTGGATCCCTCACTTGCAGAGCCCATACTAGCATCGGCTCAGGAAATTATTTTCCAAATAGGTAATTTTTTGGTTGACAAAACCGGTTAATCCTGCTACTATATATTATAAACTAAAAAAGCGAGGATATAATATGTACAAGATTAAGATAGCATACTGTGGTTACGATGTGGTAAGCACCAAGCACGAAGTTGAGAACATAGAACAGTTCGCAGACTTCCTAGCACGTTCGGTACCCACACTGGAAGATGCCAAGAAGTATGTCACAGCACATGCAGACATCAAACGTGAAGACTGGGTAGAAGGCTACGGTGACGATATGTTTTGGGCACCTAGAACACAACCAGCAGGATCCAGAAAGTGTAGAGAGAGTCACTTGTTCCTACACATGAAAGGCTCATGGCATGTAACAGATGATGGCTGTGATTGGGAACCAGTTCAAACATTCTTCAAGGAGGCCGCGTAGTTGGAATACAGAGGCTATACCTACGAGCAGGACATACAAGAAGAAGAGGATAATAGAAAGATCTTCCACGAGATTAGAGACCCTGATTGGCAGTTGGTGCCATGGGGTCAAACACCCAGCACATGGCATCGGATATCTCCATATCGCGGTGCCACCCTGGATGAATTCAAACTTGCTGTGGACGAGGTAGTTTTCTATCGTTTCTGTGTGGAAAATAATGGTTGACAAAACCGGTATTGCCTGCTATAGTAAGTTATAAATTAAACAACAAGGAGCGAAACAAATGGCAACAAGAGCAAGAATAGGCATCCAGTTAGAGGATGGCACAATCAAAACAGCATATCAACATTGGGATGGTTATCCGGGTGGACTTGGTTACACACTGGTAGACTATTGGATGGATCCGGCCAAGGTGGGTGAAGCAATCGATCTAGGTAATAGTTCATCATGGAGATTCATAGTTGGGGAGAAGATCGACTTTGATGACAGAGACAATCCCATGCACGATGTTCAGAATGTATACTACGGCAGAGACAGAGGCGAAAAGGATCAAGGTCCTAAAGTCTACAAGGACGAGGCTGAGTACATGGCTGAAGGGTTCAACACAGGAGAAGAATACATCTACCTGCTTAAGAACAACACAGGCAAGAAGGACTACATGGGCAAGGCTGTAGGTGAATGGTTCTATACACACTACGAGAACCCACAGTTCAAACCTTTAGAGAAGTATGCTATCCTAGAACATATCGATATGTTGAAAAGACATCTTGAAATGTTGGAAGAAAGAAAGGTTGCATAAAGAGGTTGACAACCGGTAATACCTGTGCTATATTATAATAACAATAGAGAAACGGAGCGAACATGAAAGACACAACATATATATTCCACACTGATCCAGGACACGGTTGGTTGGCAGTACCCTACAAGGACTTGGTATCCTTGGGCATCCAGGACAAGATCTCGGACTACTCATACAGCAACGGTAGGACAGCATACCTAGAAGAAGATGGTGATGCGGCTGTATTCATTACAGCATACAAACAACACTTCGGAGACATGTTCAAGTTCCGGGAGTCATACAAAGAGAATACTCCTATTAGGAACTTTGAAGCATACTCAGAACTCAATAAACAAGCGGCATAATAATGGTTGACAATACCGGTATTATCTGTTACAATATACTTATATTAACAATAAGGAGCGACATATGAAACTATCAACAATAATTGCAGAGATCCACAACATGGAATCTAAGGACCTTAACAAGGTTGTAGAGGCTGTGAAGTATGCGAGATCGCAGGCACACAGACAGATGGCCAACACTCTAAGAAGTGGGGACACTGTTGAATTCGACGGCAGGTATGGTAAGACTGTTAAAGGTACAGTGATCAAGACTGCCATCAAGTATGTACAGGTAGACTGTGGCATAGATGGCAAGTGGAGAGTACCGGCGGCACACCTAAGGCTTGCGGCCTAGTGTTAGACACTTTGAAATGGGCGGCTACGGTCGCCCTAATCATCGGCTTTGGTTTATTCTCCGCAGGAGTTGAATGGGGCTTTTGGTTGCAAATAACAGGTGGTATCCTATGGTTGGTCGCTGGATACTATATGAAGGACAAGCCGATCATGTGTGTGAACCTGTGCATGACATTGGCAGGACTATTAGGTAGGTTCGTAATATAACAACAACAAGGAGCGAGATGAACAAAGCAGAAATAAACTTTTTTTACGATAAGAACGAAGACTGGGAAAGCACATACAACAACCAGAACTTCTTCGAATACAACCTACACAGAATGAGATACTTGGTTGTAGACACAGAACTAGATAACAATCCATTTGAAGGGTGTGTGGATCTAGAAACACTTGAAGTCAAGAACCAACTATCGTTTGACAGACTTAAACAATACACTCTCGAAGACCTATTAAAACTAGGTGAAGCCAACGAGTGGGATTGGATAGGTGATGACTTCGAACATATGTGGCAATACCTAAATTTCATTACAGATCATGACAAGACGTTTATGTATAACACAAGGATCATGGGTGAAGATGAATATATGCACATCTATGGTTATAACATTCCTGAACAGTATCAACAAGGTGATCTAAGAGAGGCTTACCTAGCAGGACAGTCAGATGCAGAGAAAGGATTAAGTTAATGATAAAATTCTTAGAACAAGGCGGTTTAGAAGTAGAACTGATCATATGTTGTGGCATATTTGCAACACTCTGGGGCCTAGGAATAATTCAAATTAATTAATCTTTTTGGTTGACAAACCGGTATTTCCAGTGTATTATAATAATATAAACTAAAAAAGCGAGGAGATATAAATGAGTACAGAACTTAAATCACACGCACAGGGCGTATCACTTACAAGGTTTTGGGGTGGAGAGACTAGAGGTTCGTGTGTACAGTTGACACAGAAGAAGCAACAACTTCCTGCAACGGCAGACAAGTTTTTTGATAGTGTACAGTTGACACGAGCACAGGCGGCGGCTATGGCGGCTGACTTGTTGGACTTTGCACAAGGTAGAGAAGAGGAGGACTTAGGCTAATGGAAAAAATTAAAACATGGCTAGGAGCATTCTTCATCATTGCTGGAATTGTAATGATGGCAGGCAGTGGCGGAGACTGTGATGGACATTGTGGTCCCGGCAACACTATTAGTGAAATGATCATGCTGTCCTTTATAGGATTATGCTTGTTCGGTACCGGAGTTTGGATAGCAATCAGCGCCGAGAATAATTAGGGGTTGACAAATGGTAAAACCGGTGTTATTATATATTATAAACTAACAAAGCGAGGAACATATGAAACTTAAAAATATTGGAAGCAACATGAACGAAGTTGAAGTAAACGGTAAGAGCGTACTGTTTTCATATAGCACTCCGGTAGCAGGATACTGTGAGCAGGGTGCATTTAGAACAGACGAGAAGTTTAGCGTCACAACTTCAAAACACATTAACAAATATTTAGGCGGCAAGGACATAGGTAGAGTTGTTCCGCAAAGTTGGATAGAAGGGTTGGTGGCATAGAGCCACCTTCCACAAGGCATAGGCAATCGGTTATTAAATACAACACGATAACCGGAGGATAAACGAAATGACAGAGTTTCAACATCAAAGAATAAATGTTCCTACAGGTGTAGTGTCCAACGACAAAGGTAAGGTTGAAGCAACCTACGAGAATCGTTTAATCACTACAGTCGAGGAACTGAAGCAGGCCTATGCTGACATAAAAGAATTTCAACAGACTAATGGCGCTAGAAAGTTTACTAATGCCACTAAGGTGTTGGATAAGTTCGGCGGAGAGGTAAGGGTAGCGAACAGTGATCTTCCTGACGTTAAGGAGCACAGCCGCAACCACCCTCATACCAAACCAAAAGCGTTTTGGGGTCCAAACTATATACCTGAAGATGATACTGAATCTAAATAGGTATTTTGGATAAAAAATGGTTGACAGTTTGGCCAAACCGTGCTATTATATAAACACAATAAGAAATTATTGTATCATTTAACGCAAATAGGAAAGGCATATAATGACAACTAAAACATACAAATACGCAGGTTCAAGTACCAGCAACGGCAAAACGAAAATCAGATTTGCCAACGACATCATGAGGATTAAAGTCCTAGATAAGAATGGACACCAAGGGGTGAACATCAAAGAACTTCCAACAGAAATGTTGAAAGGTGATGCTGTAGTATTCCTGAACTCAATCGGATACGCAGGCGAAGACACAGCCGTAAAAGACGCTCTTAAAAAAGCGGCCAAGAAGTACGGTGTAAGTCTTAAGCAACCCGTAGCAGAAGCAACACCAGAAACAAATGTTGCGTAACCTAATCATAGGTACAGTGATAGTAGGGGCACTCAGTGTCCCTACACACGCACACAGTGGAGACTGGTCAACAGGGAATCCTATCCTAGATGGGATCCGAGTGTTGATATCACTCAACAACACGTCTAAGAAGATCCAGAACACCGACTTCAAGAAGTCACTAGAAAAGTCTACTATCGAAGTCATAGAAGAAATGGGTAGCCATTACGCAGATAAAAAGGCTATAGAACAACACAATCAAAACAAATAAGTGGTTGACAATACCGGTATTGTCTGCTATAATAAGACTATAAACAATTAAACATAAAGGAGCGAATATGCCTAATTGGTGCAATAATACGATTACCCTAACAGGGCCTAAAGAAAAGATCACCGCGATCTATGCAAAGGCAAAAGAAGACAATGCCTTGCTACAACAACTCAAGCCAATGCCAGAAGCATTAGAAGGAACAACTTCACCGGCGCCTAAAGAAGGCAAGGTGCAACCGTTGGTAGATGGTTTCGACAACTGGTATGACTGGAGAGTTCAGAACTGGGGAACCAAGTGGGATGTTGACATGGATGGACTTGAACTATCCGACGACGGCACAACTATCAACGGATGGTTCGACAGTGCGTGGGCACCACCCATTCATGCTTACGAGTATTTCCTAACAGACAACGAAGACTGTAGTATCAAGTCTTACTACTATGAAGGTGGTATGGACTTCGGAGGACTGTGGGAAGACTTTGCAGATGCAGAAGTGACCATGAGTGAGTTTACCGCAGATGAGATGGAAGATCCTATGTCAGGTTTGATCTTTGACTTGAATGAACAGTTCAACTTCTCTGAGATGGTGCGTGAGTATGAAGAAGAACAGAAAACAGATACCGAGAAGTTCATTGTAGACAAGGAGGCAGTCAATGGCTAAAGATAGTTTACCGTCAGACTTTCGTGATGTAGAAGCCGAAACAGTAGTAGGACAAGACGGTCGAGGGTTGAACCTTACCCACTATGTTCTAGCAGAGAGGTTGCTACAAGTCGAGTTCACAAATATCAAGAAGGACCTTAACGAAGACGGTCAAAGCGACACACTCTGTTATATCCTCGAAGGAGGCTTCAGAGGCTTTCACAAACAGAGTTCGGGAGAACTGTGGAGTGAATGGAAAGAGGTCGAGGAGAAGTTCTATCGTTTGTATGAAGACGATGAACTACCATGGTCGGTCTACGATGAGGATCCTCTAGTAGCACTCGAAGAAGATGAAACAGGGGAAGTGGCTAAAGGATAGCCACCAACCTGAGCCTTCGCCCATCGGGAGCGTACTTATATTATAACATGGAAATACCGGTTTGTCAACCTCTTTTTAATTAACTTGTTATGTTTATTTTACTTGCATTTTGGAAAAAAGTGTGCTATATTAAGTTATAAAATAAAAAAGCGAGGAAAAATATGCAAACACAAAATTTAGTAGCAACAAATAATAGTTTTAGTAGTGTACACACACAAAGCGTTTTAAAGCAATTTAAAAAACGTCATAAGTTTGCAAAGCAACAAACAATTAGTAAGCACGTAACTTGCACAAGCATTTACACAGACGACGTGGACATTTGCTTTATGTTTAATGTTGTGCATAATAACACAACTTATGTTGTAGATTGTTATGCAAATTACAACACAAATTTTATAAGTGGAAACGTTTATAACTGTACTTGCAACAAACTTGCAACACAAATTTTACAACAGCATTTTAATTTAAAAGCAAACTATACACAACTTTACAACGAGGACATGTATTTTAATGCAAAATAATAATTGACAGTTTGGAAAAACTGTGTTACTATAAAACAATAACAAATGCATAAGGAGCGTACATGCAAAACTTTAAAACTATTACTAAAACAACTACAACTAAAACTAAAAGCGTACACATGGATACGTTATACGTTGTAATTAATAACTGCTTTAACAACTTAAACGTAGTGGAAGCAGATTGCACAAGTGCAAGTTACTTTATTAACAGTGCTAACATTTTTGCACAGTTGCAAATGCTGTACGTTGAAAATGAAAGCAATGATTACGTAGCGTTGCAAAGCATAATGGAAGTGTTTGCTAACAACATAACGTACTATGATGAAAGCAGTTTGTTTACAACTGTAGTTGCTAACACAGCAATGCAAAAAGTTAACTTAGAAAATTACGTATATTTAAGCAACTAAAATTGCATAACAGTTATGCAATAAAAGTATTTGCATAACTGTGTTTTTTGTGCTACATTAAATTATACAATAACAAAATGAGGGTTACACACATGCAAAAACTACTAAACAAAATTACATATTACTTTTTACAACGTGCTTACACACAAATGGAGCAAAGCAACAACTTGCAAAATGGGGACAAAATTGCGGAGCATGAGGAAGATTATTATACGTATTTTGTAAAATAATAATTGACAGTTTGGAAAAACTGTGCTATATTAATAATATAATAACAATACGGAGCGTACATGCAAAACACAATTACAAAAACACAATTACAACACATGGTAAACTTTTTAACACACTGGGCAAATTACAAAGTTGAAATATTTGACAGTGAATTTGAAAATTATTGGGAAACGGATACGTGTGAAGAAATTTTAGACAATGCAAAAAAGTTAATTACTATGTTTTATGACAACACAATTACATATGAAAAAGCAATGCAATGTGTTACTAATTATAGATACGACGACGATTGTGTTAACGAGGGCGTTAGTGAAATGTGGCACGATTATTGCAAACGTAATAACATTTTAAACTTTTACTTTTTAGACAAACAAGCACACGATTACGACGGCGAAGACGCTTGTATGCGTATGTAAAAAACTTTAATTTAATGCTTGACAGTTTGGAAAAACTGTGTTATATTAATAATACAATAACAATTAACATTATGGAGCGTACATGTTAAACATTACAAAAACACACACAAGCGTTGAAAAAAACGCAAATGAAACTATAAACTATACAACATATGAAACTGAAGGCAATGTTAAACTTGCTATGGACAGCATATGGGATTACAATGGAAGTGATACTGTTGCTGTAAAAAGTATACAAGTTATTGAAACAGTAAATGTTGATGATGACTACAGTTACAAAATGGTAAATGTGGAACATGACACAACATGGGAAATTTACACTGACAGTGGATTTGAAAATGCTATTAGTAAAGCACTTAATATGGATGTAAGTTTTACTGAACAAGGCATGCAAGACAACAACTACGCTAGTATGGAGTGCTAAAATAAAATAAAAAAACTAGTTGACAGTAGTGCAAAAGTGTGCTACTGTTAATTATAAAATAAAAAAGCGAGAGGAGCGACGATGGGAATGTACAATTTAATAGAAGACAATGTAAACAAGTTTTACGACATTGCTTTTGATAAAATTAGCGAATGCGAAAATGTATACGAACTTGCAGACGTGATGCAAGAACACGAGGGTTTGCTACAGGGAAGCAGTGAAGCAGATTGCAAAGACGATTTGTATAGCGAAATGTGGTACGAATACACTAGCAAATACGCGACAAATTAATTGTAAAATAATGCAAAAAAGAGGTTGACAATTCCGGAAAAACCAGTTATACTGTAAGTATAAACAATAAGGAGCGAACTTTATGAAACTAGTAATTCAAACACAATACAAGGAAAACTACGGCGCCCACGATTGGGATGGCAAAGGTGAGTGTCCACAGTATTGGAAGTTCAAGGGTGGCGACACTTATGTGGTACCGGGTGTGAGCAACAAGGATCTGCTTCCGCAGTTACGAGCACTGATCGAGTCGAGCGATGAGTATCAAGAAGAATACATCATCTACTCGGACGTCATGGAAGATGACGCAGTGTGTTGTGAGGAGTGGGAAACTCCGTGGAACATCCATGTAGAGGACAAGGGCTTCTATGCTAGCCGTTATGTCAAGGCAGAAGACTATTGGCAACCCGGCTACAAGGGCAAGGCAACTTCATACAGGATGTTGGCCGGCGGCAATCGTACAGACTTCCAAGAGGAGTACATCAAACTCGAAGAGGAGGTAGCCTAATGGTACTGATTCGTAGCACCAAAAGCATTGCAAGACTCAACAATGATCGGGCATTCAACCCACCAAAACTATATAAAAATCAACCCAAGAAAGTGGTTGACAACTACACAGTTAGAGCATATACTGTAAGTATAAACAGTTAACAAGTTAGGAGCGAACATGAGAACTTATATTAAAATCGGAACAACAGTCGACAGCAGATTCGGCGAAGCAAAAGTCACAGGGATCGAACTGTGCAAAAATCATTCAGAGAAGTATGGTATTGCAATGGACAAGATCTTTGTAGAGGACAAGGACAGATGCATCTTTGACATGGACAACGGTCATTGGGCATATGGATATCAAGTAACAGTAGGAGGTCAGTAATGGGGCCTAAGTGGGGTAAGCGTCCTATGGAGGACGAGTGGGATGAGTTGTTGGATCAAGCGTCACCGGACGACAGTGACACGCTCATCGAGAATGAGGAAGAGTTCGAATCAATCGAAGACATGCGAGACCAAGAACTAGAGCAAGGGGTCGAAGGCATTTACAATTGGGACGAATGGAATTAAAAATAATGGTTGACACACATGCATATGAGTGTATACTGTAAGAGTAATTAACAAAAGGAGCGAAACATGAAGACAGCATTAATACAGTTCAAGACTGGAACATACAAGATCAGAGGCGCAGATACAGATGTATCAGGCATGAAGTTTCCACTCATTGAGCATTTCAAACAAGGCAAGAACGGTGCGTATGTAACTGTTGATGGAGCCGCACAAGCAGGCTTTCCAGAACGTAGTATACGTGTAAAGATCGACACACCACAGGACTATGAGATCGTAGACAGCAACTTCGATGAAGTCAAGCAAAACGCTCTCAAGAACACAGTCAAGGACACAGAGACCGATGAACAGGTCATGGAACGTATTGGCAAACGTTTTGGTATCCTAGACGAGATGACCAGAGCCTGCAAGGAAGGTAACATACGTGCAATGATCGTAAGTGGCCCTCCAGGTGTTGGTAAGAGTTTCGGTGTTGAAACACAACTAGAAAAGGATTCAATCTTTGATGATGTAAGTGGCAAAAGCAGACGCTACGAAGTTGTCAAGGGTGCTATGAGTGCAATTGGACTCTACAGCAAACTGTACAAGTTTTCAGATCCTAAGAACGTAGTTGTGTTTGATGACTGTGACTCTGTGTTACTAGATGACCTTTCGCTGAACATTCTAAAGGCGGCCTTGGATACTAGTAAGAAGCGTTATATAAGTTGGAACACTGATTCGCGACTACTGCGTAGCGAAGGTATTCCAGACAGATTTGAATTCAAAGGTAGTGCGATATTCATTACCAATATCAAGTTTGAAAACGTTCGTAGTAAGAAACTCAAGGATCACCTAGAAGCACTAGAGTCACGTTGTCACTATGTGGATTTGACCATAGACACACATCGTGAGAAGATGTTGCGTATCAAACAGATTGTCAGAGATGGCATGCTGGATGAATACAATATGCCACAGGAACGCAAGGACGATGTGGTAGAGTTTATAACCGAGAACAGCAAACGTTTACGTGAACTGTCTCTAAGGACAGTACTTAAATGTGCTGACCTTGCACAAAGTTTCCCTTCCAGTTGGAGGGATTACGCGGCGACCACAGTGTTGCGATCTTCTTAACAATTACCCTCGCTCGAGGAGATCAATCGCGTTAACAGAGCCCCAGTAGGAATTCGCTCCTCTTACTGGGGTTCACCTTTTTGGTTGACACAACTCAATTTAGACTGTATACTGTAAGTATAACAATTAGAAAAAGGAGCGAAGATGATCAAAGTTTACCAAGTAGGACACGAAGCACACCAAGCAATGTACCCCGACACCCCGTTCAGTTACGGTAGAGGGTTTGATCCTGTAGCCAACATCAAGCACTACGAACACGTTGCAGACCTGGATGCGAGTGATCTAAACGAAGCATTCCAGATAGGCAACATAGGCCCTGAAGAGGCCTACACAAGACACAAGCCAATGCACTCTATAAGTGTAGGAGATATCCTAGTAGAAGACTGTGGTACAGTATCAATCGTAGCAAGTTTTGGCTTTGATAAACTAGACGTTAGCCTTTAATTAGGGGTTGACACAACCGGTAATTGATAGTACACTGTATATATAAATTAAACAAACAGGAGCGAATATGTTAGACACAATGACAAGAACAGCAGTAGCAGTAAGCGATGACATCAACCACTACACAGCGGAAGATGTTCGAGCAATCCTACAAGAATCATTAGATGCGGCACACATTGCGGCACAGTCATTCTTGGCAGATTGGAACCAAAGCACAGGTGGCAACCAGTATGGTGAGCCTATGTACTGTGGCTTTGCATCAACTAAGATCTACGGTGTTAAGGGCAATACCAAGTTGGGTAAAGCATTCAAGGCCGCTGGCATTGAAAAGGACTACAGTGGTGCATACTCTATTTGGAACCCTAGCAAACACGCAGGGCAGAGCATGGATGTTAAAGAGCACGGTGCTCAAGCCTGTGCCCAAGTGTTTAAGAACTATGGCTTTAAGGCCTACATGGATTCAAGAGCAGACTAATAAGGGGAACGGGCAGTGCTGGCCTAGGCTGGGATACGTAGGGTATTAAGCAACAGCACACAACAAAGGAGACTAGCACAACGCTAGGGGGAAAGAGGCTAGTAGAAATACTAGTCTTTTTTCTTGACGGCAATCCAAAAAGAAAAAGAAAATAAAAAATATTTTGAGGCGAGGGGCTTATATAATAAAACCATGGTGATGCAGAATCACCAGGCAGGAGAAAAACAAGATATTTAAAAAATTGTATCTAATTTTTTGCACTATATAAACCACCTCGAAAACTGCAATTTTGATAACTAATATTTTGGAATGAACACCTACGATCCAAAATCACCCCTCACACAGCACTATATACGCACAGGAGCCATCTTAGCACACACAAAGCCTAAGACTACCAAGCACACACCACGAGTGCGTAAGGCACGTGTACGACGCTTAAAATGCGTCTAAGACACCTTAAAAGCAACCACCCCCTAGTAAAGTAGTGTATAAAAATTTTTACGCACACATTTTTTTTGGCTGAGCATACCCCTCTGCATAACTACAAGTATGAGCAAGTTTTTAGATAGTCTAGCCAACAACACACCCAATTCAAGTCAGTTTGATAGGATAGAACCCACCCTAGACTATGACCATTCTGAGCAACGTATCAAAGACGTACAACAACGTTTGAGCACAGTTGTACAAGAGTTCTATAGTGCATACCACAATGACGCACTCACGGGTAAGGTTAGTACACTTAAAAAACGCATAGCAAAGGCGCAAATCAAATAGAACACTACTGCATATACACAAGAGACTTTGATCAAGCACAGGGCTTCATACGTGATCTAAGTCTATGTGGAGTAGTCATAGATGCTCATGCTAATAGAACACGCTTTTGGTTGGATTCAACTCACGCTCTACATCAACTGTTCTATTTAAAGTATGCTCACGTACTAGTCAAAGTGGACGAATCACATGTGTGATAAAGTTACGCACAGGGTATATATGCTCTTCAAGGTCAATGAACAACTGTGTGTTCCAAAGTGATTCATGTGTGAGTCTAGAGTATGCTATACGTCCAATTTCAGTTTTATAGTTGCGTTGGGGAACACTAGGAAACACACCTGTGAGCCATAGAGCACTGTCACCTAGGCTTTTAGCATCACGTGCTGTGGTCATAGCAAACACAGTTTCTGCATAGGTGTTTATAGGTTGTAGGTCGTGTGTGACACGCTCTGCTAGTAGATGTACAACATACTGTTTGATGTGCCAAGGCAAGGTTAGTCCGGTGGTATTTTCCGTGTCGTCTACCACAGTTTGAAACGCTTCGATGTATGCATCATCTGCTTTCATATAAATATTTATTATGAAAACGCTCCTTGTCACACTGGTTCTAGTTGGGCTTGTTGGTTGTACGCAACCCTTGAACACGCTGGTTGAACCTGACGCTAAAAATGCTACCGCTACTGCTTCGCAGTCGAAAAAATCTGCGGCTGACGCTTCGCGTACAGAGGATGGCCCACCCAACTTCCAAGGTATAGCAGACGTACTAGGCTGTGTTTTTGCTCCTGAGAGTTGCGGAAAATAACCTATTATCCCGGGTGTTTGCGACAGTCAAGTAAATACTTGTAGAGTTGTTTATGTGATAAGATCAACACACACTCGCATGTACACAGAACCTAGTTCTATATAATATAAAAGGTTGTATAAAACTTCGATAAACAACTCATCTACCCTTGTACAGATAAATATAGCATTCACAACAGAGACTAAATACTTGTATGAAATGGTTTATAGTTGTACTCATGCTGGGTATCAACACAGACGGCAGTCAAGACACGTTTGTTTACACCCAACCACACTTTGACACAGTAGACGCATGTCAACAATATGTGTACACAAACAGCACTCAGTTGGAACAAGCAATGATGCAGGCGTTCCAAGGTAAACAGATTGAAAGTGTATTCTGCATACAAAAAGACAAACTAAAACGTTTGCTTGAACTAGACAGCGGAACTAAAACAAACATTTAGTAAAACCGGTTTTATCTTTTAAACAACACTACTATGAAAAAATTTAAACATCGAAAAAGTCCCGGAGAACAAATACGAATCCTGGAAGCACAATTAAAAAAACTGCAAGACCCAATGGAACAAGAACAGTGTCGACAGGCTCTGCATCATTGGCGCACAGTGGCGCAAGAATTCAAACAACGACCCCCAGGCGAACGCAAACATAAATATTAGTATGCAAAAAACAATCTTAATAGGATTTCTTTTTTGGTTATTATCCGCAACCACTGTGTTTGCACAACCAGAAGCAACTCCTAGTCCGACACCACAAGTACCAAATGATGGGATAGTAAATCTACCAGTTATGTTAGACTGTGGACCTATCGCTAGTATAATGGAAATACTACAAAACTACAAAGAGTTGCCCACAGCAACAGGTGATGCATCATGGAGAATACCAAATGGTCAAATGCTCAAAGGTAGAATGGTCATATGGATCAATCCACAAACTAAATCATTTAGTATTACCATACAACCAAATGAGGATATGGCATGTATCTTTTTGCCAGGTATGAATTTTGCACCTTTCAATAATCCAGGCACCAGTCTTTAGGTTTCGTAAATACTGTTATGAAAGTAACAGCAACACAATTACCAATAACAAAAAAATTAGATGCCAACATCGACACAATTGAACAGTGCATCAATGATGGTCAAGGATATATTCTAACAGGCGAAGGAAGCCTCAGTGGTTACTTTGCTCCTCCTGTTATCAATGACATGCACAATGTCAACGAACTCATGGAAGCAGAAAGATATCTAGTTGGAGTTGCAACACAACAATCAAAACAGTTACTTCTAGGTACAGGTTGGATGGAACCTGATGGTATGCCCTACAATCAAGTTAGGGTATATGACAACGGATACAAAGGTGCTTATAACAAGCGCCTATTGACAACTACCATACATGGTGGTGGCGAACGAAATGCTTATCTCCCGGGATGGGCACCTTTTGTATTCGACCTACCCAACAATCACAAAGGAGGAGTTTTGATTTGTAATGACATATGGGCAACACCCACAGTAAGTCCTACAGGTAATCCTTATTATGTGAATAGACTTTCGAGAATGGGTGTAGATGTTTTATTTTGCAGTGTTAATTGCAATGTAGGAGGTCGTGTTCCGTGGGATCAAACAATATATACTTGGCACGAAAATCATTTACAGATGTATGCAAGATCATTTAATATGCATATTGTTGTAAGCGGAAGCAGTCTAGGTATGAACGGCGAAGAAATTGAGAAACTACAATGTCCATTAGGTGTATTAGATCCTAACGGTGATTGGGTAGTGAAACTTGACCTCGGACAGACAAATGCAACAGTAGAAATCAAATAAATACTATTATGAATTATACCAACAAGTTGTTGGCTTCACAGCCTACTAGTCATTCAGAATTCTTTAAAGAAAGTGTAATTCTTGTTATTGAAGACAGTCCTAAAACAGGAACTTGGGGGTTACAATTAAACAAACAAACCGACACACTTAAAGTGAACACTGTTGTTTCGGAAATCGGCGTTCATATTGACACAGATAAGAATTGTTTTATAGGCGGTCCAGTCGAACCAAATGCACTGCACATTGTACACTCTAGTGATTGTATTATGAGCAATACTATACCTATCAATGACAATTTAAATGTTACCAGCAATCAATCATTGTTTGAAGAATTGCAACGTAGCAGAGGTCCAAGCGATTGGATAATCACACTAGGAATGTGTACATGGGCACCACATCAATTAGCAGGTGAAATGAGCGGAGAACACCCGTGGACACCTCAACACAAATGGTTGGTAACAGACTGTCCTAAAGATGTTTTGAATATCAATCCTAAATTATTGTGGAAGCAGATTGTAAAAACCTGTGTCGAAGAAGCCACAGCAAGTATGTTTTAATAAAGGAGCATACAATGTATGATTATTTGATTGATAAGATAAACAATCAGACCATTAGTAAAACCCCATTTGATTTTGTTTACTGTGAAGATTTCTTTAACGAAGAACACTTTGCACAAATTGTTAATGCAACGCAGATAAATGTTCCTAAATTTGATAGTACAGAAGCAATGTGTGAACAACTACAACAAACATACGACTACAAGCCTGTAAGTTTTCCAGGGTGTACGCAAAATGTTAATAGTTATATTAGTTGGTATAATAAACAGAGTGATGATTACAAAACTACTAACAAGGACTTACTAGAGGGAGTAGGCATTGCTTTTCGATTGCAATCATATCAAGATACAGTACTAGAAGAACTTGTTGAATTTTTCAACAGCGATGCGTGGCATGATTGTATTAAAAATAAATTTGGCAAGACTAGAGAAACTAGAGTAGAAACAGCAATACAAAAATATGTCTCTGGTTATGAAATATCTCCACACCCGGATATAAGACGTAAATGTGCAACATATATGATTAACATAAACAATCCACAAGCAGAACATCTAGGACTGCACACCCATTTTATGGAGTTTGTGGAAGATAAAAAACACTTGTATGATTATTGGGAAAACAATTCTAATGTAGACCGTTGTTGGGTTCCGTGGAGTTGGGCAGATACAAAGTTCAAACACACCAAGAACAATAGTATAACAATGTTTGCTCCTAATAGCAGAACAATACATGCTGTTAAGTTAGACTATGATCATTTGCAGTTTCAACGCACACAATTCTATGGAAATCTTTGGTATACCAATAGCGAAAAATTACCTATAGCAAGGTGGCGAGATTTAATTTAATCTTCTTCAGTATTAATTGTTTTAAGAAGTTCTCTTAGTTTAGTTGATTGTGTTTTACCACTTACCTTACCTACAGTAATACCTTCAGTTGGATCACTACGTTCTGTAGTATTAGAATCATCTATTGTGCTTTGTTTTTTAATATTAGAATAAATGCTACTTCCTGTAGACTGGTTGTATGAACCTTGTTCATCTTCTACTAGATCTTTAATACGTAAACTATCTACATCAAACTCTAGATCTACTTTTTGTCCTACACCGCTACTACTTCTAGTTTTCATAAACTGTATTTGATAACGTCCACGTTCTTTCATTGCTCTACTTGTAAAGATACCAATAACATTATCAGCAGTTTGAATCTTACTTAATCCTCCACTGATGTGCGAATGATCAAATTCAATTTCTTCTACTGCCGCTCTATTCAACTGCGACGCTGTAACAAACACACAACCTAGTTCCATAGCCAAGTTACGTAGTTCTTCACTTACATATTTGTCTTTAACAAACAAGTCACTTGGTGATACTTTAACACTCAATGGCATCATCAAATCTAAGTAGTCAATTAATAACACATCTGGTTGACACTTGTTTTTAATTGACCATTCTTTTACGTAACTACGCAAGTCGTTTGCGTTCTTACCACTAGGCATATATTTGATTTGTATCTTACCTGACTTCTTGCCCATCATTTTGACTTTCATCTCTACATCATCAAGATTCTTAAAAATTTCTTTTGTTGCTACACCTGTAAGCATACTATCAATACGCATAGCCGTTAGTGCTTCAGAAAGTTCTAAACTTATGTACAATACATTCATACCTTCTAGTGCAAAGTTAACTGCCATATTCTGCAAGAACAAACTCTTACCTGCACCCGATCCACCTGCCCAAATATTAAGTTCACCTCTGTTGAATCCACCAAACAGTTTTCTATCAATACTAGGCCAGCCAGTGCTTACTTGTCCGTTGTTGTCTTTGAGTCCTTCTAGTCTTGCTTTAGGATCTAAGAAATAATCTGTACCCATGTCCTTTGCAAGTCCAATTTGTATTGCTTCTTTTACTAGTCCTTCTACTGGACCATACTCACCTTTTTCAAGTAAGTCTGCACTCTTAAGAATTGCACGTTCTAGTGCTTTGTGTCTACTAAACTGTTCAAATGTATCCAACAGCCAGTCTGTGTGTTCTTGTCCTACACTACTAGCATCTTTGAATTGTGTTCCACAACTACTGTTTACAATTTCAAGTTCAGGCATAACTTTGTATTCATCAACATAGTGCTTGATAAATTCAGCACCTTCTTTTAGTTTTTGATCAAAGTTTTCACTTTCAAATATACCTTGACATCTTACAAATGCTTCTGCATCGCTTAGAAACATTTCTAAAAATAACTTCTGTATATCTTGATTAAAATCTTGCATTATTTCCCTTTGCCATCTGTTGTACTATTATACCATATTTTGTCGCTAAAGTCAACTCTTGTTTTAGTTTTGGCGAAAACACTTCCTAAACAACTTCCCGGATCGCCTGGGTGTTTTGGAACATGCACATGTTGAAACATTCTAGAGTTTATAACATTATCTATTGCAGGTTTGTTTAATGCACACCCGCCCATAAAACACACTTGTTCATAATGGTGTACGTTCTTTAACCAAAGGCTAATTCCCATAATGATTTCTTCAAACTTGGATTGTACTGCCGCGGCCAAATCATTAGCATCTGCATCAGGTAACCAAGCATCTAATCCTCTGTGCATGTTAACATTAAATTTTACACTAGGATAGTTGATATCAAATAATTCATCTACATCTTTTTTATAACGTTCAGCATTACCTTGCTTTGCCATTTGTGCTACAAGATATTCATCTTTGTTTGCTACTAGTCCTAGTCGTTGTGTCATAGCACTATACCATAAACCTATGGAGTGCGGATATCCTTGACTGTGAATTCTTTTAATACGACCACCAAGTCCGTCCCATATAGTATAAGTTTCAAACTCGCCTATACTATCTAGTACAACTATTGCCCAACGTGTATTTCCGCTATTGGTACCGTAGTAACCATATGCGGCATGGCTTTCGTGATGCTTTGTGTACGATAATTTATTAATAGGTCCAACGTCATAGGATTTTAGATATTCTCTTACATTTGT